ATTTTGCCTGGAGTCAGTGAAGAACTGTCAGTCAGAACCTCGAAATCGCCAGTCAGGTTTGCCTTGTAGAAAGGCACTTTAATAAAATCACCACCCTCGGCAGCATTTAGCTCAGCCATCGGCTGAACCACACCGCTAGCCAAGAAGGCGTCGCGTTGTGTGGTCTGCTCGATGACATAAGGCGTAAATACCTCGGGAATGATGATGTCGGAGCGAAGAGTCGCCACGATTAATCCTCAAGAATGGTTTACGATGCAATGGGCGCGGCCCTGGTTTGATCAGCGCAACCGAACAAACACTCATTTCATACTTTAGCGCACTGCGGCAGCTTTTAATCGGTCATATAGGGCACGATCTGTCCTAAACAGCCTGGATTGTTCAGTTAGATTGAAATTTGATCCCTGCTCGAACGGATTCTTAGTGCCTGGGGGGATCTCACCAGCAGCTCGGCCAACCGGTGCACCGCCACCCTGGGGCTTGGGTGCTTTTTGCATCCAGGTTGGCAGCTGTCTAGCCCATTCAGCAACTGGCGTTCGTTGGTAACCGTCAACTACCACCACTGAACCATCAGACTCGCGCTCGATCTGGCTGCTCGACAATTTGGTTTTAAGAATCATGTCTGGGTCATGCACAACATCCGCAAGAGCGCTGATCGCAGGCGTGATCAATTCAAGCTCGCGCACACGTGCCTCAAGCTCAGAAATCCTCTGATCCTTTTCTGCTGTTGCGTCACGGAACTGCTGCTCTAGCGTCTGGCGTGCTTCGGTGTATTTGCCCTGTGATTCGAGTTCTGCCTGCTCCGTTTTGCGCTTGAATTCCAGGAGCTGCTCGATATCGACTCCATTGGGCAGCTTTGGCGTCTTCGCACGCGCAGTACGCAGCTCTGCGATCAATTCACTGTTTTTTCTCTCGAGCGCACTCACGCTATTCTTAAGCCCATCAATTTCTTGAGTTTCACCAGTCGGCGCTGCCTCTTGGATCTGTTCTTCGGACATAGAACCCGCAGGGTTTATTGCCTTACCACTTTATCTTATTCGACCAATATGCAGCAGATAGCCTGCCTTTCGCAATATTACGTGCATGCCGTGCCTTAAATGATTGGCGCCTAGTTTGATCGGCTTTTGACTCGCCCTTTTTCTTGGGCGAGCCACTTATGCCCTGTTGACCAAATCGGATCAACTTGACGGTCTTTCCAACTTTTGCGAGCACAGCATGCGATTTAGACGAATGAGAGGGTGTGCGTTTCGGCTGGTTGTAGTCATCGAAACGCTCACCGGCACGCTCAACTGTCATCTCTTAGTCGGTTTCTTTTTCTTTTTGTTGCTGCTCATCTTTGTCTGAGGAGGCTTCTTTGGGCCGGAATAGCTAGGCATCAGGATTCTTCCTTAGCTTCTGTCTTCTTAGATGCAGCCTTTTTAGCTGCGGGCTTTTTGGGTGGGCAAGATGCTGGTGTTGCTTCTTCTGCCTGAGCTGTGAACTGAAATTTGCTATGCAACTTAGACATTTGGGTAGAGCTTGCGCAACTGTTTCAATGTTACCTCAGACCCATCATCCCTGACGAATTTACTCAGCGCTTGTTTTGGTCCAAATTTGTTCGCAAGATAAAGGAAATATGGCGATTTCGATTTGAAGGCAGCCTGTATTTCAGATTTGCCTTCTGGAGTATTCCTCATGCCATAGATCCACTCAGGATAGGTAGTGTCTGCTGGCACCAGGCCAGACGCGCTCGCCCTCATACCCTCTGGGGGTGGTTCAAGCCCTAAGCCTTTAAAGTCAACCACTGGCACGATCGCAGATCGGCAGTTGAAATGCTGTGGAGGCAATGGACCCTTGCCCTCATCAAACACCTGCCCATCTAGATCTCTACAGATTGCAGATGTACGACTGTCCAAGGTTGCACTATACCGATACTGCGGCGCAATTCTGCGATTGGCAGAGTATACGGCCTGACTCGCTGCAGTTGACACCTGATTTGTCACAGTACGCACCAACGCCATAGTCTGGCGATTGGCAAGGCCGGTTACTTGACCGCCAGCTTGAATATACTGCCGTGCCGATGCTCTCTGGCCAAAAGACAGATTACCCTTCAGCCTTTTTGCTATTTGGTCTGTGGTCTCGCCAGTCAGCATGCCATTTCGCACAATCTGCGCAAACTGAGCAGCACTCTTTTCTGTCAGCCCTCTAAAGCTTTTCTGGACTGTACCACCACCAGGCAACGTAATGACAGCTCCTTGCCTAGCCGTCAGATTGAATGTTGACGGTACTGCACGTAGCTCATCACTGAGCACGGCGATGTTCGTTTGCATGGGGTCAATCGTCACCACAGATCTTGCAAATTCTGGGCTTACGGCAACGGTATTAACCATCGACTCTGACCCACTTGGCAACACTCGGCGCAGATTCTCCACTGCTACTGAACTCTGAATTTCAGCTAGACCAGTGAGCTCTTCGGCTAAGACACTGATGCTCTGCCCAGTCCATCCGTTTAGCGAATCAGAGAGTTGAGCAAGAATCGCCCGCAGTCTCACTGCGCGATAGCTATCATTATCGACACCGAGCATATCAAGTTCTCTTACCGTTTCCAGAATGATCTGGTTGTAAGATTCGATCAATCGGCGCGACACATTGTTGCTATATCTGTTGAGATCTAGTGCGTTTCGGAATAGCGCAGACGGTGTGCTCACTTGCTATCACTCAGGCATAATGGTCAAATTCGGCGCTGGATCCGCTTTAGTGGTGACGATGCCATCAGATAACCCGTCGATCTGTGTGGCTTCTAATTCAGCTTCTACTTCGAATTGATCGCCTAGTATCTCGCCTTCAGATAGGCGGTCTAATAGAGTTTTTTGCGTAATAGTTCCAGCTGTGTATAGCTGCAGCAGCGATGATACATCCTGCGCATCAAGCTTCTGTCCTAGGAAATCTCGGTTGACGTATGAGCTGCCAGGTTGTGTGTCTCCAAGATATTCTGCATGGAATCTTAGGCAGCCGTCAATCATGTCTTGCATCTGCTGCGCAATTGCCAGCATGGTTGAATCACCCTGACTACGATCAATCTGTTTAGATGCAGCCGTCTCAGCTGATAGCTTCTGGCCGAGCACAGCGGCCAAACCTAGCGCATTGATCTGTTGTTCAATCTGCCTCAATCGCTCAAATTGTGCATCAAAGCTCTGACCTGCCGGTTCGATATATTCTGCTCTACCTTCGGCTGGGAATGCGATAGCCTCGCCAGGTCCGGCAGACACCTCCTCAGCGGCTGATGGGAACCCAAAGAACGCCAACATTGGCACTGCAGAAATATGCAGTTGGTTGTCTAGGTCTGACTGCACTTGATAAGACTTGAGATTGAGCTCTGCAATATCCTCCAATGGTGGCCGTGACTCAAGATATCCTAGACGGTTGGCATACGCGACACTGAATGGGATCTCTGATGTGCTGGTGGTGCCTTCATCTACTAACTTAAAGTCTGCTTTAGCATCGCGACGGTAGATCTTGAACTCACCTGGTGTCAGCACCCGGATCTGATCAACCACTTTCTCTCCAAACTCGCCGTCAGACTGAGTGATTTTCTCTGCTAGTCTTAGCATGGTCAGCCTTTGCATGCCATTAGCAAGATCAGACCGCCAACCCAGAATATCTCTTGGTGTATATGTCACCCAGTATGGCCTGCCTAATGTACCAGCTGCTGGTGCATCTACAAGAACTCCAACATGCCCATATCGGACCATCTTACGAGCTGTTTCATACGTCCACACGTTCAGATCATTGCCTAACAGATCGATATCAAATAGCTGCTCTCGAATCTGATCCGATGTATCATTAAGCCTTACGGGCTTTCGGCTAAGCATTCCAGCCAACATGCGCTCTAGACGCTGTACGAATGGTGGACAGACGCTTCTGGCGAGCCTGCGATCGTAGCTTTCATCTAATTCGCGCACTTCTTGCGGCAGATATCGCCTGTGCTTACGCCGCATTTCATACGTACCTCCCACCAGATCCTCAAGCAGAATCCAATGCGGTTCTTGATTTACCCAGGCAGCATTTGGGTCATTGACATGCGTGACGCTTGAAGATGATTTGCGATTATAGAAGTTATAGCCTGAATACACAGCTGATACTCACTCGACTCTCCAAGTCTAATAGATTCTGATGCCTGTGCCCCTGCCAACATTCATATGCAGTGGATTTAGCTCACGCCACACGAGATAACCCAGGGCATCATTCATGTGGTCATATCCTGCATCCTTGTCAGGATCCCCTTTTTCTGTCCAACATTGCAACTCCAATGATTCAATGGTCTTATCACAGCATGCTGACATTTTTAAGCGGATTTCCCCTTTCCCATTCTCCAAAGCAGCTTGAACAGCAGCCACCCGATCACGGACGGGAGGGTTGGCCTTTGGCGATTGATTGCTGAACCCGTAGGATTCCAAGATCTGAATGTCCGTACGTGAGGCATTAGTGCTCCGGTTGCCGCCAGAGGCATCTGGATATATGAAAACTTTATTAAAAGGATATCGACTCTTGATTTCTTTGGCAAGAGCATCTGTGTCATGTGCACCACTGATCTCGTCGATGACATGTAGGCATCCGCTGGTCCGAACTGCGATAACAGCAGACATGTTTTGGATATTGAAATCTAGTCCGACCCTTAGTGGTTCATCCTTTAACTCAATCGGCGGTTCACAGACATGGGTACTTCTACTAAATCGGTCATAGACAGCGCCAGTATTTAAATTTACAAATTGCCCATCAAGGTACGCCTTGATCAACTTCTCGGGATAATTGGCCAAGAGGGAGTCAATGAAGCCATCTGGCAGATGCGGATTGTCTGCGGTTCGTGCTCGAATTAAGCGCTTATCCGGAGCCGAATTGCGTTCAAAAGTCTCCCAAGCCCAGCCGAAGCCCTCGGGGGTTGTGGCAACATAGAACTGCTGAGTGTTGCCAGATCTCAGTCTGGCCAGCGCCATTCGAGATGCCTGCTCAGCCGTGCGTCTATTCGTGGTGTCTACTTCATCAAATCCCACCGCGCACAGGTTCTGCCCACGAATCCTGTTCCAAGTCTCCATTGTGCGCAGCAAGATGGTGTGCTCACCTTCTTTAAATTTGAGCACGTATTCCGGCAATGGCGAGACCCGATAGTCATATGGCAGACCAATCTGTTCAAGTAGATCATCCATCGATCGAACGAGGATGTCCCGCAGCATCGGCGCTACAGGCTCAAAGAGAGCAGATACAAAGCCAATATTCGCGGCAGCCACATTGATCGCCTTAGCACACAGGCCATAGGTCTTGCCAGCACCAAACCCTGACACAAGGCCTAAGATCCTGTGATCTTGATCTTCACAGAATGCAGCCTGATGGGGCAGCAACGTGGTGTTAAGACGTCCAAGTACTTCACTTATAGACAGGCTGTCATCTGTAGGGTCTGCCAGGATCAGCCCCTCAGAGGCAGTATCTAGGATGGTTGGCACTTGATGTAATATCTCGGCTTAGGTTATTCTATGTGTCGAAATGACTGAATTATGTCTGATATCCGTGATTTTATCAGTATTGCTTCACGATACCCACTCCTGAATCAAGCGCAGGAGATCGAACTGGGCAGGCGTATTCAAGCATGGCTACAGCATCCTGACCCTCCACCTGAACTCATCAGATCTGGTCGCAGGGCTCGGGATCAGTTTATCTGCAGTAATCTACGGCTTGTACTCACGATCGCCAAAAAATATACATTCGCAATTAAGCACACCAATCTGACATTTAGCGATTTAATCCAAGAAGGCACATTGGGTCTGCAGCGTGCAGCTGAAAAATACGACCCGGAATGCGGATATAAGATGTCAACATATGCATATTGGTGGATTCGACAGGCCATAACCCGCAGCATCGATACTAAATCTTTGATGATCCACATCCCCAGCGGCGCAAAACGCAAATTTCAGGCTTACAAGAAGGCAGCAGAGCAAGGCGGCAGCCAAGATGAAATCCTGGAAAGAGCTAATCTCAAACGCCGTGACATCCGCACGATTGAACAAGTCGTCATGTGCCAAAATGTCAGTGCTCTAGACGCCTTAGATATGCATTCTTAATCGAAAGCATTGACACGCCATGAAAGTTCATGCTATTATGTGTATATAAGGGGCAATGAGCTCCTTCATTCACAGCATGGCCTCCTACACCGAATCAGCCCTTTTCTACACAGAACGTTTGGCGGAAGTCTCGAAAAGAGATAACACTACAGCTAATTGCCATGGAGTTGTGTTCCATCCCAATGGACGCATCCTCTACAACAAAAAACGCATCAAAAAAGCTGATGCTGTCCAGACTATCGCCGCGATCCTGGAATCAGAAGATCAAATGCTAAATCAAAAGAATTCCCCAGTTAACAGGCCAAGTCAGGCTGGTCCACTCACGTGGGATAGGCTCAATCAAGCCACTAAGGATTTTTTCTTTGAATTGGCCGGTCAGATTATGGATGAGACCTTTGATGCTGATTTTGAGAATGGGCAGCATGGAGCTCGACTTGGCAAAGATATCCCTAAGATCAGCCTGAAAAACGCACCACGTCTGTCCAATCTTAAGAAGGCTGGCCTGCTTAAAAGCGGCCAATGGAACAGCAACACAAAATCTGAACGCTGGATCTGGCTCACGGAAGAAGGTCATGTTATCTACAAATCGCACAGCAGCAAATGAGCGGCGATATTAACTGGAATTCACGACCGCAAGACACGATCACCGCAGCCAAGGAGAAAGCAGCTGCGGCAGAATCTCCACGGGGACTCACAGTCCTTGAGCTTGCATTTTATAAAGCGACACATCGTAAAAAGCATTGACGCATGTTTTTTGCTGTGATATAGTACACATAAGAGAGGCAAAAAGCCCTCACCACATCTCAAACCATGACTCTCCAAACTCAAGCACTCGTCGCCGGTTACGCAGTTGTTGATATGGGCAGGACAGGTCAGCAGATCCAAGGGTTCCGATTCCTTGTTAAGCGTTTTGCTGATAATGCAATTTTCTATTTTGCTACTGCAAAGCAGGTTCGCGAACAAATCTCGGCCTGATAGCTACATTATCAACAAACACAGCGCAGCCATGGATTTCAATTA